GTTTCCCAATTATCCAACATGTATGTAATCTTGTTTTTAATAAGTGTATTATAAGAATTTGTTACAATTCTGTCGTTATTTTGTAATAAAACGATAAACAATTCACTAAAATCGGCCATATATATTTCAACAAATCGTGATAATGTATGTTCTAATCTATTGTAGGTGTTTTTTAGAATCATACATTTATATGTAAATTGTCTATCACGTGAATCACGAGCCATATCATTGTATGACAACGGAGAGGTGACACCCGATGGTTCTTCATTATCGGATTCATCTGTTACCACTTCTCCATTGGATTCATTTGCTACCACCTCTATATTGTGGCCATTTTCTGCTAAAATATTTGGATTTGCTTCTAACATTTGATATGTGATAACACCAGGTGAAGTAATAACACTAGGTGAATTTGTTAATGCTAACCATTCATCTTCTGGCATTGGAGTATTAACAATTGGTGTTTCATTAATATTAGGAATAATTTCTATAATCTCTTCACTGCTATCATCTGAATCACTCAATACAGTGGGATCTGCTATTACTGATATACTAGGAACAATTTCTATAATTTCTTCACTGCTATCATTGTCTGAATCATTTCCTATTATTGCATTATTTTTGATTTCCATAATTTCTTCGCTGCTATCAATATCACTATCGTCATCAACATTATAATTGGGTGTTCTAAAAACTGGTGTTAGAGTTGGTCTAAGAGTTTTTTTTCGATTAATTGTTGCTGTAACACTTGATTTCTTTGTTGTTTTCTTTACCGGTGTTGATACAATAGGTTCATCTTCGCCAGAACTATCACTCTGACATACTATTGTGGGACGTGGAACAGTATTTGTGAATGATGAATTTAACACGGGTATCCATAGTTGTTTATCGATGGGACATTTGCATGGTCCATATCGTGCTGTTTTCCATTTTTCAATACAATGCAAATGATAATAATGTCCACATTTACCTAATATGCTTGCACATTCATTATTACCTGAACAATTAATACATTGACTATATAAGGATGAATGACATATATTACATACATCAAAAGCTAAATTATCTATATATGTAGCATGCAACTTAACTTCAAGTATTTCCATTTATAGACTGTAATATATATACAGTAAGAGTGTATAATTCAATCTTTTTTTACAGAAACAATTGAATAAATATTATTTAAAATTACAAATATATATCATTGTAATGCTAGCCAGAAAAAACAAAAAAACATGGGTAGAGAAATATAGACCTAAAACCTTGGATACATTGGTTCAACAAGAAGATATCAAACAAGTTATTGAATATGCTAGAGAACACGATGCTATGCCACATATGTTACTATATGGTCCTGCTGGAACAGGGAAAACTACCACAGCTCTAGCAATATGCAAATATTTATATTGGCAACCAGATAAAAACATATTAGAAAATGAAAAAGTAATGCGCGAAAGAGTGTTAGAATTGAATGCATCTGATGATCGTGGTATACAGTTCGTTCGCGAAGATATTAAATCATTTGCTCAAAATACAATTTCGGAACATCCTGGTTTACCAAGATTTAAAATAATTATATTGGATGAATCGGATGCTATGACTAGTGATAGTCAATTTGCTCTACGTATGATTATTGAATTATATTCATCTACGACAAGATTTATAATGATGTGTAATTTTGTGAATAAAATAATCATGCCTATTAAATCTAGAACTATGAAAATAAGATACAAGGCAATCACGTTACCAGTAATGGAAAATATGATTGAAAATATTGCTAAAAAAGAAAAATTAACAATAGAAAAAGATTTTATAAAAGAATTGCGTATAATATCTAAAGGAGACATGCGTAAAAGTATAAATTTGTTAGAAAATGTTTATTATCTATATAACAAGTTTGATATTAAAGATTTACGAGAATGTGCCGGATTATTAGAAAAATCATATATAGAAAATATTATTAATATTATTGGGGATCCTAACACAACACCAAAGAATATCTTATTTTTAGTTAACGATTTTAAAAATGAATCATATTCTTCATTAATATTGATTGAAGATATTTTCAATCATATTGTTTCATTAAATATTAAAGATAAATTAAAATCAAAAATCATATTATGTATTGTTGATGTTGATGCAGCATTAAATAATAATGCAGACGAAACAATACAGTTAATACACTTGTTTATGATTATCAATCAATGTTTAACAATTTAATTTATTTATAATTGCATTATTGTTATTTTCAATATCATCGACAGTTGATAATATAATATTTTTATAATGAGTTTCGTAAGATTGTAATCTTTTTTTATTATTTTTTGTTATGAAAGACTGTAATAATAAATTATCCATTATCACATCATTACACATGCTATTATTTAATGACAATATATTAGAACAGTAATCATATGACGATGTATTTTGAACACATTTAAATTGTTCATAAGATGTTTCATCAATAATACCATTATTTGTTTTAAATTCCAATACAATTTTATCCAATAATTTTTTTGATTTACACAATTTAAATATATTGTTCAAATTATTATTTTTGATATTATTTATGTAATTTATAATTTGAATTTTATTTTCTCTATAATTTTTAAATAATTTGGCTTTTTTATCTTGGAACATATATAATTCGCGTCTGACCATTTCTTCATAAATATATGCAAAAAATGGTGTATTATCATTACATTCTCCATACATTAACATATTTAATAATGCTTTATTGATATACAAAGTTAATTTATCAATATTATTTACATTATTAATGTACAAATTATGTGTATTAATATCGATATCATACAATTTATTTATTTCCATTATTGTTATGTAAAGATTGATAAATGTGTGAAAATCTTTATATGAAGAATTCGCAGTACAAATAGTTTCGATAACTTTTAATAATGCTTGATCATATACATATAACATATTTTTAGTAAATGAGAAACTATTTTGAGAAACTGTTAATGAAATACATTCTTCAATATGTAATTTGCAAGCTGACCAATGACATTCATTTATATAAATTGGCAAGATACCATTTCCATTTCCAATACCACTTCCCATTAAAAGATTTTGATCATATTGTCCATCATCAAATGTTTTAAATTTTTTCAAATAATGTTCTTGACCCATAATAACTTCATTTTTTGTTATAAATGTATTTGTATAGTTATTTACAATTATATTTTTACCACATAATCCTAATTTTGCGATTTTTGAACATTTAACATTTAATAAAATTCCAAAGCAATTGTTATCATTGACAACATCTTGCCAGTCATCAAATGTTATTATTGATACATACATATCTGATGAAGGTTTATCTTCAAACTCTGCAGAATTCGATCTAGGTTTTAAAGTCAAATTTTCTTTAACTTTTTTAATATTATCAATATATGTATTGTTTTTAATAATATGATCTTGCGTTGAACTATGATACATGTACTTTTTAAATAACATATCGGTTGCTATATTTGGATCTAATTCTTGTTCAATTTGCATATTTCTAATATCATTAATATGAGAATGAAGCATCATTTTACACGTATTATCATTGTCATATTTACAAATATATTTATATGTTTTCCAAAGTAATTTAATATAATCTTTATACACAATTGGATCTTGATAATATACATGATTTATTAATGCATATATTTGATAATGTAATGGAATATTTTCTTGATATTTTAAGTAAACTGTTTCACTAATGTCATAACCAATAATTTTATAGGTTATATAATTATTAAAATCTATGGATCCTTTAGAAAATATTGCTAAAGAATTTAATACTTGATGTTTGAGATGAATTATATTTTTAATATTAGAATTTATTATTTCTATTGAAAAATTTGTTATTTTCTCAATATTATTATTTGCATATTGTGTATTTACAATTTGAATATTCTTATATTGTTTAAAATTGGTAAGATTTAATAATTCCATCAATTGATTATTGATTATGATAATATATAATAAATTATCTTTACATATTGACAATATATATTTATCAATAGCATCCTCTTGTAACATTGCGTTATCAGCAACAATGTTATCTTCAATTAAATAATCTTCTATTTTTGAAGATGTGATATATTTTTCGGTACTAATTGTATATATTTTCTTTGTTTGGTATTCAGTCTTGATATCCAAGACAATAATCTTATCATCACTATAAAAGTTGTCATATGTTAAATATTTAGCATTTGATATCATTAATTTTAGTATTATTGTACAATCATATAAATAAATATTAAAATCAATTATTTTTCGCTATTTTTGGTTATTTCAATCCCATGTTTCCAACATAATAACTGTCCATTACTATTGTCTGTATATATGGCTTTCTTTTTGCAAGAATTGCATATTAATGAATCGTCATAATCAGTCAACCTAGTAATTTTACTAACCTGATAAGGCTCAATAAGATGATGTAATGATTCTATGTATTCCGATGTATTCTTTTTTTTAAAATTATCAAAAAGTAATTGTGTATCAGTATCCATTTAAAATTCATTAGAATCTGGTTCAAAACTTAAAATATTCAACTTTTTTTCATCATAATTATTTAATTTAATACATTGATTATCGGGTTCATATGATAATATATCATGAGTTTGTTGATCCAAATATGTAATTAGTGATTTTTTTAACAGTTCTTTATACAGTTGATCATTTTTTGTTATCATCTTTTGATGTTCGGTAGCATGTGATAAAAATGATAATTGATTATCTAGATCATTTTTGTTATTTTCAATTGTTGGCGCACCATAATATCTATTAATTTTTTTCTTTTTGAAACGTTTCCATAAATATTTATCTCCTGAATATCTATTATGAAAAGCACGAGTATATTCATTATAATATCCATTTTTACTTTTCCATGAAAAAATATCTAATGCTGCCCCAAGATCCATGTAAATTGTACATTTATTTACTTTAATAGCAAATTCGATGTCAAGATACATTTTTGAATAATAATATAATTATATTTAATGTATAATTATATCAATTTTTAATAAATTAATTTACTTCTTTGCAGTCTTCTTGGTCTTCTTCTTGGGAAGAACGACCTCTTCTGACTCCTCATCTTCCTCTTCTGTCGCAGGTTCTGGTTCCACAACCTTTTTGGTCTTCTTAGTCTTCTTGGGTGTAGCGACTTCTGCCTCTTCGACAACCTTCTTTGTCTTCTTGGTCTTCTTGGTCTTCTTGGGTGTGGGTTCCTCCTCTACCTCATCATCTTCCTCTTCAACCTCTTCGATAACCTTCTTAGTCTTCTTAGTCTTCTTGGTTGCGACGGGAGGTGGGGGAGGTAGAACCTTCTTGGTCTTCTTGGCAGGTGCCTCGACAGGTTCCTCATCATCTTCTTCCTCTACTTCTTCCTCTTCCTCTTCCTCCTCATCCTCATCATCTTCTTCCACCTCTTCGTCATCTTCATCCTTCTGGACAGCCTTCTTCTTCTTTGTTGCAACTTCAGCGACAACCTTTTTGACAGACTTTTTACTCACCTTTTTACCCTTCTTCGGGTTATCGAAATCAGGATCTGCATTGGATTCCTTGACATCTTCTGGGTGAACAACATCAGTTCCACGAGAAGATAGAATTTCTAGAATTCTATCCTTGAGATCATCCATTTCATTAAAAATAAGTACATGATTACCCATATCTGCAACCGTTTTAGTAAACAGCTTATTTAATGCCTCGTCATCATATCCCTTTAATTTAGAATCTTCAATTGTATGTGGTGCACTCATTACTGTATATAATGAATATGTCTTTAATATATTTAAAAATCAATTTTTTTGCATATTATTGATTTCTCTCACATATGGCTATTTTAACTAGATAAAGAAATATCACTATAATCAGTAATGAAGAAAATATTTATATTAAGAGACACACAAGAAATTCACGGCATTTTTGAAGATTTGGACCATGCATATAATCATATTTTGCAATTTTTTTATAATTTTTATAAAAATTCCAAACTTTTGACTATGGGACCATGTAATATTGATTTTATTCTTAAATTGTTTCAAATCACAGAATATGACGGAAATATGATTGAAAATGTGTATAATCTTGGTTCAGATTTCTATTTGTATGATAATAATAAAAAGATTTACACATGTGACAAGATTTCAGTATGCGATTACATTACGAAATTAAATAAATATGTTTCTGAGGAGACTTTTTTTACAGAAGATCTAAATATATTTCTACCAGTAAATGATGAAACAGAATACAACAATCCTGTCAATCCCAAGGTGTTGCAGGAGCAGAAAGAATTGGAAGCACGAATGAAAATGCTGGAAAAGATTAAACAAGATGAAGTAGAAAAATTAAATAATCTTAAAAAGTTAACTACTGAAGATATGCATATTATTAATACCAATAATAGTATGAAATCATTCGAAAAACAAATGGATGCAAAAGATATAGAAATGTTAGAAGCAAAAAGAAAGAAATTCTTGGTAGATATAAAAGTTTTCATGACAATAGATCAGGAAATACAAGATAATAAAAGAATTTCAACGGATATTCCACCCTTATTTGTTAAAGAATTTGAAGCGTTCAAGAAAATGAAAGATGAAAGTATTTTTGGACAAAGTGAAGATAAAATGTTTAAATATTTCTTAGATAATTTTAAGAGAAGTGATGGT